TCCGATCTGTATTACGCAAGCGCAATTTATTAGGAAAAAACAGCATATTATTTAATCTACTTTGCTAATCAGCACATGCAATGTGCCAGTGCCACCGGCAGTAACAGCCCAAAGATCTTCACCATCTACTAATGACAATCTAAGTTCATCACCATTATCCATGATGTAACCACTAGTTGATGTAACTCCACTGTTACCAATAAACACTTCATGCTTAGCGTGCAACAGCACATCCCTTGTTACATTATCAACACTGATGATTGATTGACTTGTACCTGTTACTGTTACCTGGCTAGTTATTATTGCCATTGATCTGTTCCTCACTTTGTAATCTAGCACGCCTAAACCGCGCAAAATCTGTATGTTGCTTCTTACCTATCCACATCTTGCGTTGATGTTCCATCTGCACACCAGTATGAGCATACAGTTTATACCCAAAACTCTTAGCCCTAATGCACCACAACAGATCCTCACCAACCCATTCATGGTGCAGTGGCATATCCTGGTAGAAGCACCACTTATCTCCCTGATGTGTTTGATCCGCTTCTTTTACAAACCTTTCAAACACTGACCTATGCACAATGATTGCACCTGTACCAGCCGCATCTACTTCAATCACACTATCTTCTTCATAATCATGTACTGCATATAAGCCATTGTCTGTACCCAACTTAAATATACAAGGCACTGGTTCTAGGTATAACTCACCCACTTCCCAACCACCATGCACTACACCTGACACAATAGGCCGTTCATCCTTGTCTGCGGCCGCTACTAACTTCTTAAAATGATCAACAGTAAATCTCTGATCTGTATCTATCTGCAATAGCCAATCATCTGTTGTTTTGTTTAAGAAGGTTGCAACTATCTGATTACGCAACCTGCTAATAACACCTGATCCTTGTAGGCTAATAAACTGCCCTAATTGCTTTTGTGATCTAGCCACATCTAAAATGCTTGTCATAAAATCTGTTACTACATAACCAGGTGATGTTATGCCTATTGTAATTTTCTCTGTATCTTTCAATGCCAACCCTTCTTCTTAAAATGATCTAATGCTTTGCAGGCGTTAATTACACCATCATCAGTATAACCATAGCGATTGCCAATATATTTGAAGCCCCACTTCAATTGCTTAATTCCTGATGCAGTTTTTAGGTACTCAGATCTGCCTTGTGGAATCCCATAATGGCTACCATTTTTAGCCTTTATATCCCACCGGCTATTTTCCTTAGTGTAAAGATCTATTAAACAATAACTCTGATCCACATCATTTAATTCAATAAATACATACTGTTTGTAATGTTTTGGTTTATAGTGTGGAAGCCCAAAAGCGGGTTTTATATTTATCAATAATATTATTAAAACTAATAAAACTGTTTTTAGTTTTTTATTTGATACCTGGGTAACTTGATTTTTAGCAAAGCCCCCCCACCCCCATAAAAATTTTTTTCTATGGGTTAGGAAGTGCCACACCTGGTATAACCGACCTTCAGTGTAAGCCCCCACAAACCGGCGTAAAGATAACATAGATTTACCCCCATTGGTCAATCTTTGAAAAATACGGCGTGTTTAGCCTTTTCTAACATTTGGCAGGTAAGGCACGGATCATCTCTCATAATCCATGCCCCACACTTATTGCATCTGATTGGTTCGCTCATGCGCTCTTTCCAATAGGACATCAACCATCTCTAAAAATGGCCTACACTCACGCTTTTGAACCATATAAAACCTATCTTCATAATCCCTTTGTGCATCATGATAGGTTCTTATTGTCCATTTAGGCTTTGTGCTAACTGGTATAGCAAACAGGTGATGGGTTGTCTGACTAATTATCACATAGGCAAAAGGTTTGACCATCTTGCTATCAAAGCCACTAACCGTATCCACAATTAGTGGATTATGTGGGAAATCATCCACATCCCTAAAACTTCTGCTACTACTTTTAACTTCTAATACAAGGCCATCAACTATGACATCCTTTTCATTTTTGGTTTTATCTTGTATTTCCATTAAATTACTAGCCATTGTAAATTCAGGTACTTCTACCCCTGGTATTCCAAAACTGGTCAAAAGATCAGCCACATAAAGGTTGTAGCCATGACCTTCTAGCATTGCTTTGTGATAATTGAATTTACCCATTGGTTATCGCCATACATCTAGGACATGTGCCATCTGACAAGATCCTGGGATCATCACACCACACGCAACGCAGGTGATCAGGTACAAAATCATTAACCACACCACTATCAGTAAATGTAGATCTAAGGCCATCAGGTCTAATGATTTCTAACTCACCCATTAGTCACCTGCTCTTTGAAATACCATTTTCCATCTTTGCTTAAAGTTGCCCATCTAGCCTGGCAACCTTTAGGGCAGGTGTAACCGTAGTACGGTGTGCCACGACCCTTTGCAATTCCCTGTTTAAGAATCATTTGGCCATGATCGCAATATTGAACTGCCGGTATATCTGATGCAACTGCATCAACTACCTGATCCAAACTCATTGGTGTTGGATCTACATCAGGCTTTTCTTCTTCAAATTGATGGCGCATAATTCTTTCCATCAATGCTGACTTGCTACCAGGTTGTCCATAGATAGCCTTTGGCATAGGGGTTGGCTCAGGTGTCCTGGATAGCAATTCAGAATTTAATTCTTCAGTAGGTGTAACTGCCCAGGTCTGCCTATTCTTAGCCGCAATTACTTCTTGCTTTGATGCAATCCTTTTTGTGGATGTTTTCATTGCCGCGATTATTGCGCGACCCCATGCAGAAGTTTCACACACCATAAGTTCAGAACCAACTGTCATGCCTTTACCTGGGATTTGTTCCCAGGCACATGCAACGCCAGGCCTTACATCATGTGGATCACGGTAACAAGCGGCTGTATAAACAATATAAGTTTTATCTGCTACTTGTACGATCTCATAAGGTTTATTTGGATTATATGGTTGCAATGATGCTTCCGGATATAACTCTTTGAGTTGAGCAATGCGCTCAGCCACATCAACATAATCATTCATGTTCATTAGTTATTTTCCCTATCCCAAAGACTTACAACCTTTTCCATTAAGTAATCATTATCTTCCTGCAATTGCTTTGTACGCAATGTTGGATGATTAGTTGAAGGATAATTACTTACTGTATATTTTTGTACCTTCACACTTGCTTGTCTTGTATCGGCACTGCCGCGTTTGTAGCCACTCTTAAAACCTTTATCGTAGCCATTTTCAACTGCAATAATCCAGGTTGCAACTAATAACAGTGCAACTAAGGTAAATAGGATTATTACCATTAACCAACCGTATATTTCATAGTTCATATTTCACCGCTTCCTTGAACTTGTCTAACCAATAGGCTTCAACCATTTTGGCTGATAGCCTTCCCCTAACCTGATGTGCGCCAATAGCCTTCTTAGCGTGTTGTCTGATTAGAGAAGCCTTTACAAAATGCTTACGCTTTTCATCAACATAAGCACCTGATTGTTTATCGTATTTAACTAATTCCAACACATCACCTTTTCTAACTCAGCCGGTAATTCCACCGGATCAACATTATTTATTACATGATAAGTAGAACCATTTGGGTGTATAGATGGTGGAAGCACTACATAGCCTTTGTGCTTGATATCTATACCAGGTATTAACTTGCCTTTGAATTGCTTACTCTTATCTGCAAGGTAATAAAAGTGATAGCCATTATCTGTTTTAACTGTATGGGTATTACTAGTTACACATAACCGCCTATAAGATTCCCATAAAGTTCTTGATGCAATATTGCGTATATCAAAATCCAATACCACTAGATTTGATTGTGCAATTGCTAAGCCAATATTTAGATCAGGTTTGCTAAACCATCTTTCAATCTGTTTAATGTCCAGGGTTGCATCTAGGTAGCCATGTCGTAAGCATGGTGCAGGTTCTTTGGATTGTGGTTTTAATGGCATCACAAACCAACCTTTTTCTGCATACGCTACGGCGTTCAATGGTTCACTTTCTGATTGTGTACATACTCAGCCAATAAACCAAACAATTTAGATTTCAATCTACGCACCGCATCATCAGGTGTTTTGCCATAAGATGAAAATTCACCTAACACATTTGATGTTGATGCAACATAATTATCTTGATCTTTTGCGTAATGAAAATCAATCTTAGTTTGCAATACGCTTTCAATTGTTGTAAGCATTATTTTTGTACCTTAAAATAATCTGCTATAGACACAACATCCTTCATGCGTTCATTGCTATATGCAATTTCATCATTTATGTATTGTTGTGCATCTGTTTTTGTATCAAAAGAAAAAACTGTTGAATAAGTTAATACTGAATTTTTTGTAAATACATGCCATTTATTGTTTGATTTGTCGTGCTTGATTGTGTATTTCATAATTAACCCCTTCCGGTCAATTGCGTTTGTAAAAGCAATTAAACACTATGGGTAGGACAAATGCAATTGCCAAGCACGGCGTGTTGTGTGATCTACCTCACCCAAATGCCTTACCCATAGCGGTGAATGAACCATCAGCGTTAAATGGAATCATCTCCACGCTCACATTGCCGCGCTTAACATGTATGATCACTGCCCCGGCTTGCCAGTTTGCGTAGCCTTTAATGCCCAAATAAGACATCTTTTTCATGTCGCAGGTATGACCACACTCAACCGCCACTAAAACCCGCTCTAAACGGCCATTAAAGGCTTCTGAGTGGCATTGGTAACCCATCCTATGAGTATGTCCCGTGATGGTTGAGCGACCCCACCTTTTAGCGATATTCAACGCCGTACCCCCGCCTGCCCTGGATATTGTGCCTTCATCCCCATGACACATGACAAAGTTAGTTCCTGGTATGGCAAAAGGCTGTTTGGCGTAATGAATTCCTAAATCATCAAATGCCATAAATTTTGCATACTGCAACTCAGGCAAACCCATAAGTCCTGGGATGCGTTGTAAGGATTTATACAACCTATCAGAATGATTAGATCTTGATACCACATCAGTTTTTAGATCATACAAAATGTTTTGGCAGGTTATCCGATCATCATCTAATGTTTGCATAAATGATTCAGCGCGGCCTTCGCTAAATCTTGAAATAGTATTGAAGTCCATTTCATCACCAACATTGAGAACTAAATCAAACTTAAAAGCATTGACCAGTTTTTTTAGATTGATGATGGCTTCATTAAATTGAAATGGAACTTGCAAGTCTGACACCACTAAATACCTTGCATTAAAGGTTTTATCGCGTTTAGTCATCATCCTCATCTTCTGTTGGATCAATTCGCGGAATGATCTCATTTGGTTTATTTGTTGGATTGATCCAATCAGGCATTGATGCACCAGGTTCTGTTATTAACCAAAATGCAACATCAGAACTAAAGCCGGCCGCTTTTGCGGCACGGTACATCTCATTGAGTGTTACATAATGTGTTTCAAGCCGGTTTAATTGTTCGGCTTTGCGTGGTGTGCGCCGCTTTCGCTTTGGCACTTTTCGGGGTTTTTTAGTAGCCATAGACACCAATTTTAGATCATATGATTCCGCGAATGGCACGCTCAACGCCTTCTTCCAGGCTAATTTTTGGCGTGTAGTAATCGCTCATCATGGTTGGATCACCGACCCGATAGGCCACACCTGCCGGCTTATCGGTTAGTACTTTGAATCTATTAGCAGATGTCTTTTCATATCCCAGGGTTGCCATTGCTATTTTTGCTAACTCTAAAAATGTTGTAGGCCGACCAGTACAAAGATTTACAGTTTGATTGCAGTTGCTTTTGACCATCTCAATTGTTGCATCAACAACATCATCAATGTGTATAAAATCTCTAGTAGTAGTTGCTTTACCCCAAATGTTAAATGGATTAGCGTTCATAATTGCACGCTGAATAATGGATGGGAATGGGTAATCTAAATCCTGATCAGTGCCATAACCGCTAAATGGTCTAAGGGTTAATACCTTTGTGCCTTCTTCACGCAAGTAATTCATAAGCATTTCACCTGTTAGTTTTGTCCAGCCATAGGTCATATCAGGCTTACCGATTTTATTGAAGTTTATGTCCTTTTCTTTTAACTTACGCTTTTTTGCCAATGTTTGTAACTCAACAGGGTATGCGGCAGATGAAGAAAAATAAACTACATAAGGTTGTTCTGTACGCATTGCCCAGGTAGCAAACTCAGCATCAATGGCTAGATCTACCGCTAAAGCCAATGGTTCATTTTCTATCATCATCCGGCCACCAACTAACGCGGCTAGATGTATCACTAGATCATATTGTTTTGTTTCTAACTGAAAGAATTTACGACAATCAACGCCAGCCTTTAGATCTACTAAAGTTAAATTAGCGTTAGGTAATGCACGCCTAAAAGCCCTGCCAACAAAGCCATGTGATCCAGTAATTAAAATATTCATTTGAACTTAGTTACCAAATCTGCATACTCTTGTGATCTTAAATATTTCTGTAATGCCAATAAATCTTCTTCATACCATTTAGGTTGATTTACCCTGGCATAACCTTCATCCATTTCAGCCTTACCTGCTACTGGATGTAGATGCTCAATAATTACATCAGGCAAGTATTTGAGATAGTTTAGATCTATACCCAATTGCTTTACAAAATTGTCAAAGAATAAATGAATACATCCTGGGAATGTCATACCCTGTAATTCCATAACTAGATCTCTACTCATCCCAAAGGCTGTTGGTAAATTCTCACCTTGCAATAAATCATTGCCATAAACAATGCCGGTGTTAATGCCTAACGCTTGAATAAAGGCCTTATCCCAGTTTTGGGTTCTAGGTAGGTGATCATCACCCATGAAAACAAAATAGTTATATAAAGAAAACTTAGCAAAATCCAAAAGATAAACCGCACCGGTATTAAGAGAATTGGCACAACCACCTGTTTTATTATCTGCCGGCAAACATTTAATGTTTTCATTTTTTGCGTACTCATTCCATTTTGAATCATCATTATCAATAATAAAATAAAGATCCGCTTCGGTTTGTGTATCTATAAAAGCCTGAGCCAATCTTGCGGCGTTTTCAGGCCTGCCCCTACTGGGTACAACCACGCACATCTTCATGGCCATAGGGTAGGGGATAAGGCTGACTTACTTCTTAGATATAAGGATTTCGTATAGCGTGTCTAATTTTTGCTCTATGCGGACAACTCTACCTTCTAAATTGTGTCCACCATTTCCATCAGGCTTTAACTCAGATAGGTAATGCTTAGTTAGCCAGCGCACGGATGCAACAAGCGCACCAATAATTGTTACGCTAGATACTGCTAACGCCATCCAATCATTCATGGTCATTTGCTATTGATGCCAAACTTGTCATCTTGTGGATCAAAATAGCGTGCTAAAGGTGCTACTACCGCACCTGCCAAAATTGCATATTCAGCGTTCCAATCTGCAATCAAAGCCAATGCAGTTGTAATAGTTGCGGCGGCAACGCTTCTTAGATATGACTTTAGAATTTCTTTTTTCTTCTTATCTAATTTCATTTTAATCCTAACTGTTCTATTTTTTGTTTAACTTCATCACGATCTAACGCAATCTCAAAGTGCATATCATCTTTACGCCGTTTGTAATTGCCACCCCAGGTTAAACCGTATTTAGTTATCAGTAGGTTAATTGTATTACGCTGATCCTTATTAAATGTATTTGACTTGCCCAAAGGATGTTTAATTGCATTTAGATCTATGGCTGTACCGGATGCGTGATTACTTAATACTTTATCTGATCCCCTGGTTTGCCTAAAGGCATAACCCCAATCATCTAATTGGCCTACATCAATTGGTTCTACTAACTCATGGAAATCTTTGGCAAAACCTACAAGGATTGGTGCAACCGCTTTGGCACATGCAAACCTAATCTTTGTACCTGGTACTGTAAAAGTTTCAATACCTATTGCCTTGCGATCCTCACTAGCCGGCCAACCATTAGGACTAGTGAGTTCTCTTATTGTTGCCATTACTTAAATGCTTAGGAAAGCAATAACCTGGCTTCTGATTCAGTAATTCCCAACTTCTTTAGCAATGCAGATTTGGCTTCAGCATCAGCCGCCTTTTGTGCTTCTTCTGCCGCTTTTTGTTGTGCATATTGTTCAGCCATAGCCTCACGCTCTGCGATTTCCTCTGCGGTTAATGCAATCTCTTGCACCTCACCTGTTGAGCAATCTACTACGATCTTGTTAGTCATCATTTCTCCTTATGCGTTAGATATTCCATATAGATAAGCGGTTGAGTATTGAACAAAGTTGCCTGTTTCAGGGTTAAGCGTTACAGTTGTAATTGCGGCTGTACTAGACCATAATCCAGCAGATAAGTTTTGCAATACAGTTGTAGCATTATTCTCAGTAGTGGAATCTACGGAATAAGATTTATTTGTACTACCAGCGTAATTAGGAATATAAAATTCAACACTTCCAAATGTACTAGCAGTTGCACTTGAAGTAGGAACAAATGCTGAATATCTAGTACTACCTGAGGTACTAGAGGCTGCTGCACCTGTTCCGTAAAGCATACGCCAAGTTAAATTAGAGGTAGAACTATTAAAATAAATTCCTAAATCTTCATATACATCACCAGTAATGCTATTCCTAGCAGATAATTTAACTACTAAATCTGTATATGTAGCAGGTATCCCAGTAAACTCTATGTTAGCCGCACCGCCACTACCAACTGTAACACTTGATATTAAAGTATATGTAGTAGCCATCATTCCGCCTTAATTCCGTAAAGGGTAAAAGTTGAGCCTGTTGCAATTTGAGTATCACCGATTATGGTAATTGCATTTATAGCACTAGTGCTGCGCCATAGACCAACCTGTGCTGAAAGCACATTACCTGCAGCACCGCTAGTGTTGTTCCCTCTTATTAAAATTGTTTTATTTGTAGTGGTATTACTGTAATTTTGAAATTGAATTACAAATGGTGCGAATATACTTGCAGTACTGTTATCCCCTGCGCCTTCATAAATTTGAATTGAAGTTGCATTAGAAGCCCTATTTGATGCAGCACTTGAACCATCACCATATAGGCTAGTTTGTGAATAATTAGAACCTGTATCAGAATTTACCTGTATTTTTGGATAAGAATAAGTTTGCGCTCTAGTATCTCTATAAGAACAAATTAAAATTAAATCAGTATATGTACCAGCAATAGAACTAAAAGTGATTGAATTTTGATTACTGCCTAATGTATTGGTTGCTATCTTTTCATAGGTTGATGACATTATGCACCTTTAATTCCGTATAGGGCGAATTGGGAATACTGGGCAAAATTGCCTGTTGCTAAAGTAAAATCTAATCTGTTTACTGCTGCTGTATCTACCCATAAAAGAGACTGAAGACTTACTTGACCGCCGCCGTTACTATCCCAACCGCCAAGCAATCTGCTTACTGTATTTTTATTTGTGTTAGCATAATCTAAAACATCAATAACTCCAGCACCATAAATACTGGAAGTAACAGAATTATTTGGAATTACATAATAGTTCCATTCACCAGTACTACTTGCAAGTTCCCCTGCTAATGCTGATGTGCCTGTTCCAACCAATCCGTGTGAACGATATGTGCCTGAAATGTCGTTAAATTTCATACGAAGCGAAGAAGCATTGTCACCACCAGTTGCGGTGCTGCGGACTAACCAACGTACTTGTAAATGGGTATAAGTAGAAGGTATTGAAGTAAAACTAACAGTTGCGCTTCCACCTGAGCCAACAGTTGTAGTAGCAATAGATTCATAACTACCGCCTGCACCTGCGGCCGCACCACCACTATCTAATATCCCAAGAATTAAAGACATTAGGCAATGCCACCAACTACATACCAACTATCTGTACTGACTTTAATTATGCTTGCCGCTTTATATTGTGAAGTAATTGTCGGATTAGTGGACACTGCACCACTTGAAGCAAGTGTTACGCCTGATCCCTGGACAATGGATATAGTGCCGCCTGATCCAATTTTGATTACATTTACTACGCTTCCAGTTGTCATTGCAACAGTGTTAAAAGGTGGAATGGTTATTGTGGTTGTGCCAGTATTTGAGTAAGTAATAAGTTTATTATCTGCATCAGTTACCACTAATGTGTCTGATGTTCCGGTCACTGCCCTAACGCTTAAATTAGCGATACTGTTCATCTGCGCGGCTGTTAAAACCTGACCAACGGAAAAGGTTGCCATTTACATATACTCCCTAATAAGCCAAAGAATCTTCATCTAAAATTCCATCCACTGCTGAGTCTAGCAAAAATCCTACTGCAAAAGGTTGAGCGCAAGTAAAAGTTACCAAGAAAGATTTAGGTGTTATTTGATAGGTAAGGCCTGCAATTACGCTATCTGTAACTACATTGCCAGCCGGTAAAGTCTGAGTAACTTCAATTGGGCTAAACATATCTAAGTTCAAAGCGGCAACTACCCGATTTGGATCATCCTCACCAAAGGCATCAACGGTTAATGAGTTTAACTGTATATTTACGCCTTGTTCTTTTCGGGATGCAATAATCATTTGTGCCTGGTTTAAGGCATCTGCATCAGTTTGCATAATGCCAGTTCTAACCCGGCTATGTTGAAAGTAATCATCAATGCTTGCAGTATCACTGGCAGTTTGGGCTATGCCACCTGTCCTAGTAACGGTTACTTTATTGATCATTTGATAATCTGAAATATCAAATTCAACCGCTTGATAAGTTACATCACCTGATCCTGGCACATCACTAAAGGCTGTAACCGTGCCACCTTCTGCAACTATTATGTCATTGCGTGACATGAATTTAGCGTATCCGCGTTCATCCATGTAAAAAGCCCCCAGGTCTGTGGATTCCACAACCTGACATGCGGCCAATAAAGATCTTGAATTACCATCATCTGCTTGTACTGTTGTAGTTGCAGTAGTTGAAATATCTCTCATACCACCTGGCCATTCACCGGCATCAAGCAAACTAGATATTCTTTGTGCAGTAGTTTGTCCGGCTGTACCACCACTAACTGTTGTGATAGTGGTTAGGTTTAATAATTGGAATCCATCTACACATGCCAAAGTTACATAAGCCGGATCAAATCCAGTAGGGCTTTGGTAGTTCCATTCCTGCACATAAAAAGATCCTAAGTTATATGTAACACCTAAGTATTCTGCGGTAAAGCGGATTTTACGCATTGGTTTGATTTTGCCATATAAACTAGATCCAGTATTGGCAGGATTAAATTCACCTGTTTCATCAACAAATGTTATGCGTGCAGTACCACCTGTAAAAGAATCTGATGATCTATTAAATGCACGGCGTATGTAACATTGAGTTACAAAGGATGTTATATCTACTGTATCTGCGGCGGCAGTACCTAACACCGCTACATCTAATGGTGTTGCAGGATCATCTAATACCAATGCAGGATCAAATGATGCACCACCTGAAAAATCAATTTCTGCCCTAAATATTGCGGCTGGCATTATCTTCCTAAGTTAGTTAATTGAGTTACTGCACCTGATCTGTTTAGGTTATACAAAGCATCCTGGATTACTGATTGCAACTCACCTTCTGAAATAACTGATCCGGCTACATTGATATTTACAGTAGTTCCAAAGCCACCCATTTTGTCTAAAGGTATAACCGCTTCTGATCCGGCTTCACCGATCATGGCTAAAGTAGGTTGAGTTACAACACCACCTTCTGCCATAAATGGAATACCGCGTAATGCCGCACCCGCTTCTTTATATCTTTCAGCACTAATTTCGGCGGCGGTCATGCCTGTATAACCAGGTGTACCAACTAGATCTTTACCTAATTCCTGGAAATAACCAGGTGTGTACATAGCACCGGTGGTTGTAGTTGGCAATTTCTTTTTCATAAGTTCATCTAACAACGCTAACATTTTGCGTAGTTCATCATTAGCATTAAATAATGCTCTTAAATAAATCAAAACCTCAGTAGTTGTAATACCCCATTTTTTAGCCAACATATCAATTTCACCAGTAGTTATTTGACCATCTTCAATAACTTTTAATACATCAGCATACCGTTGTGCTTCATCTACTGCCGCTTTAGTCCCATCTTGTAATTTTTGTAATATCTTTACACGCAATTCATCTTCAGCATTTAACTTACGGCTTAAAGCGGCTTGTAAATTGATGCGATCAAGATCAAACATGGCTTCTAATTCAGCCTTCTTTTTGTTTAATGCTTGTTGTGCAGTTTTTTCTTTAGTTACCGCTTTTTCTCTTGCCAAAATATCTTTTTGTATTTTAGCCAAAATCTGCTCAGTAGTAAGTTCTTTTTTACCATAAAGTCTTTGTTTTTCTAAAGCATCAATTGTTAATTTTGATAACCCTAAATAACCGCGTTCTTGCAAAATTCTTTGTTCTCTTAAATCAATACCGCGTTTTTCTATTTCTTGTAATGTTGTGCTTTCACCTATTAAAGTTTCTAAGAAAATAAGAGTTGAATCTATCGCGGCTTGTCCAAAGCCTTTTGAAAAAAAGCCAACATTTATATCAGCCAATTGTGTTGCGGCTTTTTCTAATTTAACGCCAAATACATCTAATCTATCTGATCCAATTGCTATGTAAGATGCGGCAGTTAAAAATCCTTGCCCTAAAGTTTCAGTGGCTTCGCCTGCACTAATTTGAAATGATTTTAACTGACCTGCTAAAGTTTTAGTTTGTGCTTCTGCTGATCCACCATATTTATCTAAGTTTTGCATCAACTCAACAAAGCCCATTGCTTTGGCTTGTGCGGCAGTAAATCCAACACCTAACTTACCTATTGCAGTGTAATTACCTATTGCGGCTTTGTTTATCGCATTAAGAACTGTATCTAAATTTTGACCTGTTCCGGCTGATACATCTAAAGCCTTGCTTAACAAATATTGTGATGATTGTAAGTCGCCGGTTTGTGCAATTAACTTTTGCAATGATGGCACTAATTCATCTTCAGTAACATTTGTGGCGCGTTGTAAATCTGCTATAAATGTTTTTACTTCAGGCAATGTAAAATCTTGACCTATACTTTTAAGTGTAAGTTGTAATTGCTTATCTAATCTTTCTTGCGCCAAAGCCGCTTGTATTGAGTTTTTAGTAAATAATGCCAATCCTGCCGCACCTGCTATTGCACCGGCTTTAGCAAAAGCCTTTAATCTGTATGTGCCAGTTGCAACAAACTTATCAAAACCTTTTAATTCTTTTGTGGCACGCTCTAAGCCTTTTTTGTCAAACTTCGTAAGAAAGTTAATCGCTACATACTGACTTAATGCCATGATTAACCTCTAAATTCTTTGCCTAGATATTTTTTAAGCACAGTAATCATATTATCATTTACTTGCCCACCTAATTGTTGTGATGCCCTGTAAATCAATCTTTTTTCTTTATATCCTGCACTATTAGCAGTACCTTGTAATTTACCAATAAATGATTCGCTGGCATTTGGGTTGCGGCTTGTGCGCCTTGTTCTACCTTTAGATTTTGATGTACCAAAACCTGCCAACTCATAAATAATACCTGGCACGGATTTATTGATTACTGCTATTGCTGTTACGCCAAAGGTTGCGCCTTTAATTCTTTGTACTTTACTTTTAGCAGTGCTTACTCTTATGCCGCGTATAACTTCTGTTTGTGACCACTTCCATCTACTTCTTTTACTCTCACCATAAGTTCTACCCCTATGTACTTGATCGTTAGCCCATCCCCATGCAGGTGGGTAAGAAGGTTCAACATCACGCCATCCTGGAAATGGCTCATGTGGTACAAAACTTTGTGCCAATTTTGCAACAGGTTTTACGGCCTTGCTTAATTCCCTTCTAAATTCTTTTTGTAAATCAGGATCCATCTTTTTCATTTTTTCTAATATTTCATCTAAATTCTCAACATAGATTGAAGAAGGTAAAGCCGCCAATGATCTTTGACGGCCAGGCAATCCTGCATAAAAAGGTTTCATTTTCGCCTAACTGTTGCCTTCTTGTTGTTGTAATACTTTTCTTGCAAGATGGCTTTTATCGCTGAGTAAATCGCTGGATCAACCTCTAATAAATCTTTAGGGCTAATACCTGTTGCCACCGACACGGTAGCGACTTCATAAATTGATCCGTGCCGGTCTATCCATTTTTTGAATCATAAATCAAATCAACATCTGAGTATTGATTGATGTAATCATCACCAAAGGCTAGATCTGTTTTACCTGCATCTTTTTCTAATCTCCAGGCAAACCACCACAAATCAGATTCCATTTGTAATTCGCCTAATCTCTTACGCCAGCCGGTCTTAAATTCGGCTTCAAATGCCACCTTAGCGGACGGCGTAAGATCATAGGTTACTTTCTTACCATCTTTTTTAACAATTTCAATTTTGTGCATTGTCCCACCTTTTCTTTATTACGCGCTTGTTGATTTTGTTAATGCTGTTACTGGTAGTGACACTGACACGCTTGCTACTGCATCAACAGCACCGTTAATTGGTGTCCATGATGAGATTAAGCATGACATTGTGTAACTAGGATTTGTTGCACTTACTGTTCCTGATACTGGTATTAACTTTATATTAAGTTTTGTACCTAGTGCATCTTCAAACAGTGCGTTCACTGATGCGGCGGCAAAGTCATTGAACAGTTCCAAATTTAATGTCGGCCTTTCAATTCCACCGATCATATTCTGGACGGTATCGGTCATTGTAGAAATTTCTACCTGATCAACTTCGCGTGCAAGGCTGACGGTGCTGACATGATCGCTGATAGTTGTAGTACCTACAATCACGGCAACTTTGTTACCCATAAATATGGCCATATTTTTCCTCTCTTACTAACCTATCAACTCTACTGAATATTGATAACTTAGGTAATCAATATTAGCGGATGTTATTGTTCCAGGGGATGCAGACACAACCCTCAGAGTTTGTACAGCACCGCTTAAAGTTTTATCAGCCTCAATCGCGGATTTAATTGAAGTTGAACCGGATGAAGCAAGTAGCCCATCCAATCTTTCTTGCCCATTTCTTTCACTCATTCTGCCAACCACAACAATTACCTGACATGTTGCAGAATCAAATCCTCTATTTAATGTAAAGTCATAATTCATTGATAACTGGCCAACTATTGCAAAAGCATTGTTGGTAGGTATGTTTGTAGAATCGGGTACATAATCAAAAACACGCAATCCGGAGATAGTCTGTAATGCGGTTTTTAGATTATCTCTAACGGTGCTAGGAATCATGCAATTACTTCTTTTTTGTACGCTCTGACCATAGCAGTTATATCTCTGCCCACTGGTGACATTCTTACAACGCCTAGATCACCTAATCCTAGTATTCCACCAGGCGCATCTTTACGCTTGTATAAATCGGCGGTCAATATTAAGCAAGCCATATTTATATCACTAGGCACTGACGGCCAACCCCATTTTGCAGTTACCTGCACACCTGGTCTTAATCCATTTTGTGTAATACCTGGAAATATTGGCCAGGTTTCAGTATTAGATACCATTGTTAATTGTGTATATGGTCTGCCCAAAGATGGTGCAGTTAATGGATCTAAAATATAATCTGTGTCTAAAGTTAAACTTTTTGTGTATGTACCATTACCGTTTTCATCTACTGCAACGGCTAAGTTTGTTGTAGATCCAATGTCATCTACATAAACAAAAATATCTGAGTAGGCACGGTAAAGCCGCGCTGATGCGTTGGTATCTAAATAAAATCTACGATTAGCAATCCGATCAATAGATCTTGATGCTGATTCAACTAAATCTTCTAACAGGTCATTATCAGTATTATCTGATATAGACATGTAATTCTTAATCTCAGTTAATGTTGCATATCCATTTGTTATAGCCATGATCGGTATCCAAATTCTGTATTGCCCTGGGACATTAGACAAACTCCATTCTTTAGATACCGATCATAGTTAGAATCCAGGCGGCGGAAGGGTGGCCGCCTGGAAACTTATTTCATTAGAAGGATGGCGCGGCCAAACCTGTTCCGTTAATTTGTGCAATTGCACCTGGATAACGCTCAGCAGTGAACGCTGACATTCCAAATAGAACAATGTTTAACGCAACCTTGCCATTTGGTTCTTCAAATGTAACATAGGTTGGCGCGGCGGCTTCTTCCCAAAGGTGTGTTTCGTTCAAATCAACTACAAAGATTGTATCTTGATTTGTTCCTGCACCCTTGTTGGTAGCAATGTTGGCATCAACAATAATAGGCAATCCTAGAATTGAGTAACCTGAGTTACCGTATGTAGGTGTGCCATTACCTGTACCCATTGAGTTCATAGGGTTGTATGCCTGTGGCACAATCAACGGCCTATTTGAACTATCAACGCCTGCTAATAGGAATCCTAAGCGGCGTGGGTGCATGATCACTGCATTTGGGTTAGCAAAAACAGTTGATTGGATCTGTTGAATTGCATCTGCAATCTTTGGATATAGACCTGCAACTGTTCCGGTTGTCGCTGTATAAGTAACAAGGATTCCAGTTGTCATGTTCACAAGTCCTAATGGTTGTCCATTTGAACCTGATCCATTAAGTAGTGAGTTATCCAACTTAGTGTGATAATCACGGATCAAATCACCTAACACAATGTTTTCAATGTTGTATCCGCGTAGTAATGCTTGCTTAGATACTGATTGCTGACCAGCAATGGTATTTACATTGACGGTTAGTGTTGTGTCTGCAATATCTTGTGATACTGCGGCGGTGTTTTGTGATGTTTGGTAAGCGGTAATAGTTCCAGTGTTGATTTTAGAAATTACTACTGACATACCTTGTGTAGGTAATTGATGCTTGCGTGCGGCATCCGCGAATGGGCGGCCGGCGCGTGCTAATGGTGCATATAAATCAACTAGGTATTGTGGCACTACTAAGCCTGCAAAGTTAGATGTTCCAACTGCACGCTTCTCAATTGCCATTTCCTGTTGGTGTCTTGCTATGCGTTGTGCGGCATCTGCATCAGTTTTGAAGTTTGCCTTTAACGCATCAGTTAAGAAATCATTTCCTGATCTCTCAGAATAAGTTAGTTCTTCGCGTGTAACAGTAAAGCCACCTGCACGAACTTCCTTCTTTGGTTCAACATTCGCATCAACTTTAGCGGCTAA